ACTGCTTAGTGCCGACAGGGATAACTGGAGAGAGCTTAATGTTCCAGCAATCTGTGTCGATGAGGAAAACGACTCGCTAGGCAGAAAGTTAGGTGAGTCTCATTGGCCAGAGTTTTTCCCTTTAGAGAACTTAAACGCAATTAAAAAGTCTATTGGGGAGAGGGATTTTAACTCGTTGTACCAAGGCCAACCTGCAGGTGATGCCGGTGCTATATTTAAAGAACACTGGCTAGAAACCTATGAGAAACAAGAGAGATACTCCTATATCTACGCAACTGTGGACACGGCTTATAAAGCAACTAGTATGAATGACTTTACTGCTATTTGTGTTTGGGGATTAGCAAAAGATAAGAGCTTAAGGCTCTTGCACGTTGTTATGGAGAGAATGGAGTTTCCAGACCTCCAAAAACTTATACCTCAAGTTGTAAAACAATGGAAAATTAGATGCTTGTACATTGAAGGAAGGGCTAGTGGGGTTCCTTTGATACAATCGCTTAGAAGTTCTCTATCTATCCAGATCAAAGAAATCATACCGTCTAAAGATAAAGTACTAAGAGCAAACTCTGTTGCTCCTCTTGTAGAAGAAGGTGCCGTAAGTCTTTACGAAAATATCCCCAATCTACAAGATAGACTTAACGAACTAACTTCTTTCCCTTTTATTAAAAATGATGATTTTGTAGATGCATTTGTATACGGAGTCACAGTGTATAGAGACGAGCTTATGGGGGGTAAATTAAGCTCTGGTGGCATTAGGTCTTCTTTACCTAAATTGGCCTACGACTCTTCTACGTCTTCTAATCCTAGGAAGTCTTCTTCTCTATCTAATTTGCTCGGAGATAAGAGAAACGTAAGAAACGCCGGGGGTGTGCGTTATCTCTAGCGCATGGTATAATTAGAAAAGTCGTAGGTTTTTATACAATAACGACGAGCGCACGCGTTTATTTACTTATAAGTAATAATTATGTCAGAAAAACCTAAATTTAAATACAGAATAGTATTTTTTAAGCAACCAAGCTGTGCAGCTTGCGAAGCTATGCGCCCTATCTGGGCCCAAGTTGCTAACGAAGTTAGCGAAGAATTCCCGCATTACAACGCGGGTTTTGGTGAATGGGATGTTACTTCCGATGACTGGGAATTCTGTGATAAAATCGAGTGCGATGGCACTCCTAACTTTGCTATTTTCAACAACGAAGGAACTCTTCTTGGGCTGAATACTGAAGGCATTATGCCTGCGGGTCAGCTCAAAACTTTTATACTGGAAGCAATTAAAAATGAATGATGTGCCTATAGCAAAGCCTAGAATTAGGTCAAAAAGGGCTCGAGATCTTCGAGATGAGCATATCATATCACAGATGTGGAAGGCTGATCAGGTTGCTAGAAAGATTTCTAACTTTACAGGGTTGCCGTTTGAAGAGCTCAGGGATGCAGCTTTAGAGTACATTGTACGTATTTATGATACCTGGGATCAGAGTAAAGGAGCAAACTTTTCCACCTGGGTTAATAGATGCTTACAGTTTCACATGCTAAATTATCTCAGAGATAGCTCTAGGTTAGTAAAGATGCCTAGGTCTTATTCTGACTTATATTTAAAGATTAGGAAATATCTGATTAAGAATCCTAATATAACAAACCAAGAAATTGCGGACGACTTACAAGTACCGGTTAAAAAAGTAGACACGGTTCGTACTGCATTTACCATGAGTTTTAATCCAGTAACAGAACAAAACTGTGTAATGGATTCAACAGAAGATTCTGAAATTGGCTTTGGAGAACTACTAACCAATCATAAAGAACTTTTATTTAGGATCACGGATCTAGAGAAGAACGACGAGACGTTTTTAATAGATTATCTTGTTAAGAAAAGGTCGGTTTCCACTTTGCTTCGTAAAAACTCTCATCTTAAAAACATTGATGATATTAAGTCGTACTCGACAAAGCTAATCAACTACATCTTATGGGCAGACAAGTCGTTCGAGTCTTGGGACAAGACTATACAAAAACAAAGTTTGAAGAAAAGTGGAGCCAAGTCGTCAAAAGCACGGAATGCAACTACTTTGTAAACCCTCCAGATCTTGATTTTATCCATGATGTAGTGGGTAAGATTGAAAAGTGGAAAACGCTTCATTCTAGAGAAGGGCTTAGATATAAAATAAGAAATAAGAAGTTCCAAGGCCGAGCCGTAAGAGGTGTAGTGATGATCACCCCCCGTTCTAAAAGAGAGGTGTGGCTCGGTAAGGGAAAGATTGTAGAGGAGTTGTTTCCTAGAAAGAAAGAGATCCCCGAGTATAAAAAGAACAAGAAAGAAGCTCTAGTGGCCATGAGACAAATCATAGAGCCACAAATAATTTCATATAGGAAAAGCGTCTTGCGTCAGCTTCAAGGGCCGCTTGGGCATAAAATTAAATGCGCGGTCTCAGGCCAGGTAATTAACGCGGGGGAGTTTCATATTGACCATAGGTACGCCTTTAAAAACATCGTAGAGGAGTTTTGCAGAGACTATAAAATAGACCTAGAGAACGTTGATGTGTATTGTAGGGGAACAAAATGTTATTTCAAAGACACCGACTTAGCGGAGTCTTTCTTTGACTACCATATGATGAATGCCTCGCTGCAAGTTCTTAACGCCACAGAGAACCTAAAGAAAGGATCTAAGTACTATGGCTAAGTTCTTCTGACTTCTTCTTCTGTAAGATCGATATTAAAAGCTTGCTCAAATAGCTCGTCTGCTTTTTCCGCTACTATTTCCCCGATGCCTTGGGCGGTTGTCCCGCTGCTTAGCCACGGCTTATTTTTATCGACTATAGGAGCGTACCCCATCTTATTATATATGCTATACAACCCTGTTCCTTTGCGGTTTACGTAGTGTCCCGCAAATAACCTTCCTGTTATCCGCCTAATATTTTCTTCTTCGTATCTCTTTTGAAGAAACTGGATTATAGGGCCTTCGGGGTTTTGCCTATCAAGAAATACTTCGAGTTTACGTAGGGCACCCTCGGCTAAAAGTGTTAGTTTACCTCCCTCGTTTTCAGAAAATTCTAAATCTAGCGTAGAGTTTTGGAGTGCAGTTATGTACCCTTCAGATATTGTTTTGACTTGGTCGGAATACGCTCGGGCAACTTGCTCTGCGATTAGTGCCTTGGCGACTTGGAGTTGCTGGCGTCTTTCTAGGTCTTTTTGTAGCTCTTTGGCTTGATTTTTAAAAGCATCTTTAGCGGAATCTAAGGCCATACCCAATATAAACTGAGCAAGTGCTGTTATTGGTATCATCAGGTCAGGCAGTTAAAGATCTCTTGGGCATAAGCGTATCTCTTTTCCATTAATGGAGTCTGCGCTCCTTCGTATGTTTTTTCAAAAATCAACGTGGCGTTATTTACAGACGTAGAGTTGTTAAGAGCTCCTATCATCCCAGGGTAATATTCTTTGACTTCTCTTACAAACCAAGACATCTGTGTATTGATACTAGTAGGGCTACTTTCTATCTCGGCTGCGTGGGCTTCTAATTTTTGTCTTCTTCCGGCCCCAGCGTTCCACTGAAAAATCCCTACGGATTGTCCGTTATCTCCTTCGAGGGCCGGGTCCAATGGAGTATTTTCTTGAAGGGCGTTGCCTATGATCCCTGCGATAGCAAACTTACTTGTTATTCCCATAGAGTTGGCGGCGTTTGCAATTGCCTGGACGTTGGCTTTATTGTACTCATTACAAGTGTAAGTGAACTTACCCGGAGGATAGCTAGTAGTTATGTCCGGTAACCCATCTCCGCCACCGGTACTACTTGAGCTCTCTTTTTTCCTACAAAACTCCGCGCAGGAGTTCTTGCCGCCGGCAGTTGTGTAACATAGATCCCCACTCGATCTTATATAGTCATAATAGTCAGAATATTTGCCATCAGAGTTATACTGGGCAAAGCTAGGAATATTGTTTAAAAACGTGTCTCTTGAAACATTCCATTTTCTATTACAAGAGAGTTTGACTTTTAAGTCTCCGTTGTCCCAATTAAAGGTCGTACCAGTAACCATCCAGTTTTTATAGAGCTCTGGGATCCAGACTCCAGGATCAACCGTGTTAGACTTATTGTTCTCAATCCAACTATC